ATTTTCATTTTTGCTTCAGTAACTTCTTCATCAACAACTTCGTCAGTTGCTTCTTCAACAGTTTCTTCTTGTTCTGCTACAGCAATTTTTTCAGCAGCGTTGATAGCACGTTGGATATCTTCGTTGTCGTAGTTTTCTTGGATTTCTTTAAGTTTTGCCAGTACGTCTTGCATGGTTCTATTCCTTTTTCGCGAATTCGTATTTGCGGGTTTCTAAACCTTTGAGCATGTTTTCGTTGTAAGCATCGCCAAACACTTCTTCCGTTTTAACATTGTCCGCATCTTTATAGTCCGCATCCTCTAATTTAGAAGTATACTCTTCGTCTCCTTTTAGAGACTCTTCGCGAGCAATTTCTTCAGGATGGTTTTTGTTAATGACAACAAGGTGTGGTGCTTCGCAGCAACCTTTTTGTGTAAGATACTCATACAACTGATGAGCAGTTACTGGATAGTTAACCTCTGCATCCATGATGTTTACTTCACTGTTGCTCAGTGTTTGAAAGTCCATGGGATGCTCCTGGATAGGAGTTTTCTTAGGCTTGCTTAGACTTTTTAGTTCATATTTTTCAAGTGCAGTTTCCAATGCATCAATACGGTCATTGTCTACTTCACCTGCAATTTTAATACGAAAACTGTAAGTTTTTTCGCTTTCCATCAAATAACTTGTAAAACTTTTCATTGTCACTTCCTTATAGTATATTTATGCTTTAAGTACTACTTTTTGTCTAGTATCTGCTGCAGCAGAGTGTTACGATCAAGCACAACACCTTCGCCATCAGTACTGACTTCTCCGCTGCTTTGTTGTTCTTTGGCTAGCCTTGCATCCAATGTTGCTTTTTTGAGTTGCAAATCTACCATGCGCAGTTTCTTGTTTACTTTATTTGCTTTTGCACTGAGTGCAGTGTCTAACATACGGGCAGCGTTGCCAAAAATTTCCCCACTGAAACGTGCTTCAACATTCATGCCCAAGTCCATGAGATCTTTGAATGTGTCTTGTGCAAGTTGTGCAATCTCATCCATTTCATTGTCACTGGTTTCAAGATCACGCACACTGGGTAGTGCTGCATCAATTTTATCTACCTTGGTCATTGCTGTTTCTATTTCTGTAACAGTCAATGGTTTTGATTCAACAGGCTCTACATTAACCATGCGATCAACAACATCTTCGCTGCTTTCTACATCAAAAAGTGATTCTAGTTTCTTTGTCATATTAATACTTATTTCCGTTTCTTCCCGTTGTGGAAAATGTCATTCTCTGTTACAATGCGGAACATTAACCCTTTATGTTTACACCATTTTGCTGCAGCCTCCCACTTGGCATGATTGATAGCAATAGCCAGTTTGTCGTGTTTGCTTGTTTTTGCACCCAGTCTTGTTTGTGACTCTGGTTTTACTTCTATTAGTTCAGCACGTTTCTTACCGCCCTTGTCCTGATACACAATGAGAAAGTCTGGCACATAAATGCTCTGCTTGCCTGTTAGAGGATTGCGATAAGGTATTTGTATGCTTTCACTGGCCCAGTTTATCACACTAGGATGATTATCACAAAAGCGCATAAAAGCATGTTCCCATCCACTGCGGTAACGTGGCTTTTTTATGCCTGCATATTTTTCAGGATTGGCCATTTCGTATAGGCCATTAGCCCACTTGCCTCTTGCCATTATACTCGTATCTGTCGTTGGATGTTTGCACTTGGTTGTAGATTTTTACTGAATCCTAGCAGTCCATTGCCGGTTCTGCTTAGATTTAGAAATGCCGTGATACTTTGTTGTAAATTTGTATTATCAAACTGTGTGATGATGTCTTGTGGAAAAAGCCGTAATTCACTACAAGTAACAAGCACTGCACTGGTCAACGCACTTGCTGCTTCGAGATTGTTGTTGGTGCGCTGTAGAAAGAATGCTTTTACAACATCATACTGTTGCGGTTCTATTGTGATTTCTGTTTTAAAGTAGTCAGCAAAGTACTCGTTGATGCGCAGGTCTACATCATCTCGAACATCAGTAAGTGGAAGATTAATTGTTTGTCCAGTAACTCCACTAGCCACGGCTCCTGATGGATTGCTACTGCTGCCAGCACTAGAGCTTGTTCCGTATGCCATATTATTGTCCTTTTAGTTACTTATGACTAAAAGTCTTCGGTGGTTGTTGATGCCAAGTCTTGACTTTGTGTTTTAGGCCCAACACCAACATAAGGATCTACAGTGACACCGCTTTTGTTTTGCCAACTTGATAGTGCAGATGGGCTGTTTAGGTTTGTATATTGTTGTGTTGTGTCTAAGAGTTCTTTGCGTTTGGCTGTGGTTTGTTCTGCAGTCAATGGTGACACACCACTTGCTGCTTTGTTGAGACTGTCTTGTACACTGGTTATTTTGCCTTCTAACTGTAGTTTTTTGATAGCAAGATTTGCATTGTTCACAATAGGTTGTGGATCGTTTCTACTGTTGTAAATGTCACTCATTTTGCGTGGTTGTGCTGAACTGTTGTAATTTGTGGGCTGTACAATTGCATTGCCAATGTTTAGACTGGTAGTTTGCTGTGCCACATAATTGTTATTACCAATCACTGTGCTGTTGCTAGTGATGTTTTGGGGAATGTTCACACTTGGATTGTCGTTTTCTACACTTGGCAAACCTTGTAACACAGCAACAGGATCATCACCTGCTTTAATTTTGATTGCACTTGTTACCATTGGTGTAACTTCATTGAACAGACTTGTTGTGCCTAAAGTTTGATTTAGTTTGCCAATCAACTGATCAGTACCGCCTGGCACAATACGATCCAGTTTATCCAAGGTGTTACCAAGTTGTCTAAAAATGCTGTCCTCATCAAACAAACTGCCAAATGGACCCAAGGTATCTATTTCTGGACGTATGTTGCCCAACGGACTTGGAGTTTTATCATAGTGTAGGTTATTGAGGAATGTTTTAGGATTACTATCATCTACAATGCCGCTGCCGTACAACACAGTTTCGTACTTGATGGTCATTGAGTGTTCCATTGTTTCAAAATTACCTGCAGTGTGTGTAGGATGTTGGAAAGCACTGATTATAGGATTTACTAGTGTATATTCACTGAACTTGCCATCAAATAGTGTGTACACTTGTATGGAACTAAAAAACTTTGTGTTGCCATTTGCATAACCAAATGCAGTGGCATTTCTTGCTGTGTATCTGTCACGGACCTGGAAATCATTAGTAGTATATGTGCTATCTAAATAATAATGCGTGACATAGTTGTACCACATTTTTAGTACTAGTTCTTTTGCATCGTCATGAAATGTAATACGAGTATCACCATACTCTATCTTGTGTTGACTGTATACACGTTTGTTGTATTGATTGTGATCTTGTACATCTATAGTGTACGCAGGTAGATCTACGCTTTTTACCATCAATGGTAATTCAATTTTATCTTCATTGGTGAATCTATTTGCCACATCGGGTGCAAAGTTGAACACACAAAGATAAAGTGCTGAAAGTCTTGGATGCAGAGCATAAGCATTGGCCCTGAAGGTCCGAGACGCATGATCATAGTCTCGGAGGTAATTGTTTTCTGGGCCCATAGGCTTAAGGAAATTGTTGATGTTACTTGTTAATGCCACCTGCTGATGTCCCTATTAGCCGGTGATAGTTACGCCGGTTCCTCTTGGTACGCTTGCACCTACACCCTGTCCAAGTGGTGTTTGTACAGCATTATCAAATCTAATTGTAAGAGCAATACTTGCTGGATCATTGGTTGCATAGTTTAAGTCACCATAGTTTGCACCCGATACATAACATCCATACATTTCCCAAGTTTCTAAGACGTTTGGTGTGCTTGCGCCGTTGCCGCCATCAAGAATATCAAACTTCATGATAAACTTGTAGTCAATACCTGAACTTGCTGCTGCCTGCTCCATGAAGTCAAATTGCTTCTGAAGTTGCTCACCTACAAGTTTTGATACATTACCGTTTACATCATCTCGCAAGTTGACTGTCAAGTCACTCCATGTGTGCTTGCCAGCAAGTTTAACCATGCTGTTGTACACTGGAATTTCAATAGCCTCAAATGTTACATCTGGACGTGTGATGTCCATAATCTGTTTTGTTAATTCTGTTCTTGGTGTTGATACACCAAAGTTGTCAAATACCGCACGGAAGCGATATTTAAGTTTTGGCATCAGCAAACCTTGGCTGCTGGCGCTCTGGTCGCTGTCTAGTGGGACAGTAAATTTACTAAGTGATGATACTGACATCAATCAATCTCCTTATTTCCTATAAAGTATTTATCGTTAAGTGAGCACAAAAAAATAGGGGGCAACAGCAAGACCATAAAAAAAGAGGGGCTAAACCCCTCTTTTTAGATATGTTATGAAGTGTTTTACTCGCTAAGTGCTGATGCAATGTTTCCTGCTGCAATCTCACCTGTGTTTTTGATGCGAATCGGAATAAAGATAAATTCCGCTGCCTTCACTGGTTCGATAGCAATATCAACATACAGTTCATTGCGATCAATTCTATCTGCTGTGTTGTTGGTTTCATCACACACAACCAAGTAATCAAACACACCACGCTTTGCAACAAGATCATTGAGAATACTTTCAATGCCTTCTTTCATTTCATCGCGTGTGATCTTATCATTTGGTTCAAACACAAAAGCGGCTGCAAAGTCTTGTAGGCTTCTGCGTAGGAAACCAACTAGTCTTGCAACATTGATGCGATCCAATGCACTTGTGCTTGCTGCACGAGTCTTGTTACCAAAGTTCATCAATCCATAACCATTAATGAATGTCATTGGATTGATACGGTTGCTATACAGTGTATCGCGTACACCTTCAGTGATGTTGTCTACAACAAACTCACCTGTGGCGCTGTTTACATAACCAATGCTTGTAACATTGTCTAACAAGCCGCGGCGTGTACCTGCTGGTGCAAACCAAGGAAACGCTTGATCGTCACTGCGGATAATTGTTCTCAACGCTGCATGTGAACTTGGTACTGCAACACTGTTACCACTCAAGTCATTTGTTCTACCACTTGGATAGAACACTGCCAAGTATGGATCACTGGTAACAAGTCCATCTTCACCATCCACTGTGGCTGCATTTGCATTTGTTGACCAGTTGCTGACTGCAGTTGAACCACTTGCAAGTCTCATTGGACTGTCGCCAACTACAAATGCTGTGTTTCGTCTGTCGTTGTTAAGTGTGACCATGTTAGCAATCAGTTCTGGAAATCCAGGTGCTGCAATCAAGTTAAATGCACGACTGTCTTCACGTAGATCAGTGCTTGAATCTAGGCTTGACTTCATTGCATTTGTAATGATATTGCGAACTGCTTTACGTCCCATGTATGGACTACCATCATCTCTGTTGCCACTTACTGTTACCCATGCATCCTTTTCAGTTGGAAGTGTTGGGTAAAGTGTTGTGTCACTGAAGTTAGTGCGTGAGAAGTAGTTACTGCGGAACTGCTTCACATTGTAACTGCTGCGACGTGTGTTGAACAACAGCATACCACGTGGATAAATTGTTGGATCTGGACGGTCAATATCAAGTACATCACTTGTAAGCAGTGTTGTAATTGTTGGCACTGTACCAGTAACAACATCTGTTGTTGTGTCGCCTATGAAACGTGCATCAGCAAACAGTATGCCATCTTCTGTGGTTTGATCTGTGTTATCAATCAACACCCACTGATTTTCACCACTCACTGTTTGATAGCGATAAATTTTTGGATAGTTATCCAAATCACTGCTGTCAATCCAAATATCACCTACAACCAATGCAGTTTCATCACTTTGTTGTGTAGGCTCTGTTGTACTAAAGATTGGACCTGCAGGACTGGTGTTGCTTAGATTAAATCCACGTGCATCACTTGTTACGTTCTGGTAACCTTTCCAAGTTGTACCATCATGAATCA